TGCCTCGGCTTCTTCCATTTCTTCAAATGGTTTCATTTTTTCTTTGTAGGTATCAAATTCGGATTTTAACGAATCATAATCAGACTGGTATTTTTTAACCTCTTTTTTAGATTCCTCTAATTGTGATTCCAGTTTGCTGTTCTTTTCTTTGACAGAGTTATAATCAGCCTCACTGATTCCGCATGATGTGAACGTCAAGGATATTGAAATTGCAAGTAATAGTGCTACCATCTTTTTCTTCATACGTTTTCCCCCCGTACATTATGATATTTATTAATACGCCGAAGCGGATTAAACAAGTAGGCGCAGAAATAATTTTATTCTTTATTTAATCTTCAGAACCTATGCTTTCCGCAGCTACATACGGAAGAACCGTTTGGGTTTAATCTGCCACATTTGGCACACAGCCATCCATCTTCCTCATCAGAGGTTCCCTGTTTTGTTCCGCCTAATAAAGATGCGGAACTATTGGAGCGGGATACTTTTGCGGATGAGGCTGGTGAAGATGTATTCGGATTTTCTTCGTGTTTTTCCAACTGCTTCATTATGTATTCCTGATTATCCATGATTTCAGAAATGGAATAAAGGACGACGAAGAATACATAGGAAACTACCACACCTATTAAAAAGGTAAAAATGGTCGTGGTCCAGTTACGTCCTCCAGCATAGACATTTATCCCTGCGCCTTTGGCCAGGATGAAACTGCCTATCACACCCAAAATCAACTCCACAATTGCAATGATTCTACATTGACTTTTCATAAAAACCTCCTTGAGATAATTTATTAAAACGCTGTAGCGAATTAATCTACATCACCGAAACTTAAATCCGCCAAAGGATTGTGCAGGAAATCTAATACCATAAGATTCCCGGATATATTGGCCGGTCTCTATTGGCGCAGGGGCCGGTTTTTTGTTTATTCAGATAATATTGTTTCAAAATTGGTTATCCAACCGCAATTCGATTCATCTGCTAAAATTACCCCTTTAAGTTTAAGATTTTTTTTGCCCATAATATAGTCTCCGTCCTTTATATCGGAATAATTCTTCATTTCCCCAACACATAGCATACAATCTATATTTTGTTTACTGTAGTTATCATCTCCAAAAAGAACATAAGAACTCTGGCCTTTAATATCTGGCATTTGTTTGAGTTTCCCTTTTATAATAACTTCTTTGCCTTGCGTAAAATCATATTCTTTTCCATATTTAAGTAAAGCTTCAAAACGTTTTTTATCTATTTCGTCTTCTGATTCGTATTTAACATCATCGTCGGCTTTTTGCCAGACTTGACTCCAATCATTCATAAATTCATCAATATTATATTCTTTAATATCTTCTTTACCATTACAGGAACAAAGTGATAGAGTTATTAAAAAAGTACAGATTGCTACGGTAATTTTTCTCTTCATAAAATTTTCCCCCTTATTTAAAAAATCATATCTACGGCATTTTATATAAAATCTTTCGGTTTCCGTCAGATGTGTTTGTTTCGACTTTTTTAATAGTTAGAGTGCTGCCAATCATTCCGAAATAGAAAACATACATCTTATGCTTTATCCAATACACTATTTCAGATTTTCCAATGTTTCCATCTTGCATATAATATATTCTACCAAAATAATTTTCGTCGGGTTGATATTTGTTTAAATTTTCTGTCGCAAAATGTAAACAGTATGGATATTTAGCATCTTTCATTTTAGGGGTAAAAGGTGTACATTCGATATAAGTATAATACTCTGTTCGTTGATATGGTTTTCCTTTATCTACAATATTAAAATCAAACTTTATCTCCTCGGTACAAATAAACAGATCATCTGTAATCTCTGCATATTCTTTAGCGGCTTGCATAAGTGTATTCATAGAACATATATCTTGAAGTGCTTGAAATTGATTGTTCGTGTTTAAAAGCATCAACGCTTTGCCCTCATAATAAATCATATCACACATTTGATAAGGGCGCCTGTTGTATCTTTCCATATCCTTTCTACTAATTTCTTTATCTGTATTGTCATTAGGAATAGACGCGGCTTTGCTTTTATACAGAGATATATTTGTAGCGGATAAATGATTTTGATACTTTTCTAAGGACTTATGAAATCGGTCATATGGAGGAGTGCTGCTCGAGTGATTGCAACAAAAAATCCAGTACCTGTTAATAAGGTTATTAATGGATATTTCTTTTTGATCCAACACATCGTCAAGGATTTCACTCGGCATTTTGCCCTTGAATTTTACATGGTTTTCAAAGGAAATAAGTTTATGCAGTATTTCGATTAGTTCATTATATGCCTTAAAATATTCGTTTGGATCATTAGCTACGTTTAGAATATCAGCTAATTCTTTGGCCTCGCTCAAATAAGAAGAGGCTTGTGAGTTAAAATCATCTTTTCGTTTAAATATGTTTAACAACCCCATAATAAATCCCTTCTGATATAATGGTTATTATGCTTCATCAAAACTAAGATCGGCCATTGCATCACGCAAACCTTCCAGCACCTCATGCTGCTCTATGTACTCTATCCACTTATAAGGAATACCTGATTTTATTTCTCGTTTCAGGTTATCATAGAGAGGCTGCATGGCTTTGTTCCACATCTCTCGGACTGCTTTTAGCACCTTAGCCTCTTTCCAACGGCTCTTAGCGGGCTGCTTCTGATTTTTAGTCTCCTGAAATTCCGTGGCCTTTTCCATAAAGGCCACGTATCCGTCAAAATTTTCTTCCAAGTATGTTAAAAATTCTTTATATGTCAACTTTCTTCCACCTTCCCCAAAACACGCCCTATTAATATTACATCTTCTGTGCCGGGTATTTCATCATAGGCTGGATTGTGCGATACTAAACCACGTTCTCCTAACTCTTTGACGAAAAATTCATTCCATACGGTAAATAGCCCGACATCTCCAAGGGTCAGCTCTTTGGTTTTTTGAATATAAAGTTTGTCTCCATCATGATAATCTGGCTCCATACTATCTCCATTTACACCTATTATGAAGTCTGCACCTTTGCAGTACGGCGCTTCTATAGCATCGGTTGGGATGTCGTCGAAGTAAAAGCCAGTGCCGGCGGATGCAAGTTTCTGTAAGTATGTGTATAAGCGTAACGTATTGGAACCTGACAATGTTGTTTCCATCTTAGCTATATAGTCAGTTTGGGTTTGTATTTGTTCCTTTTGCTCAGCTATAGTTTTCGTTCTGCACAACTCCCTATCAAGTGTCATAGATACCGTTTCCTGTCCGAACGAATCAAGAGAACGGTATTTTTTAATATGTTCATATTCTGTAGCCTTTAATTTGTAAGTGTGCAGGACAGATTTGTCATTCTGAAGACCTAATAAATAATCTATTGATACATCAAATTTTGTGGAAATTAGAATCAAAAAATCAGATGCCGGTTCTCGCGCCTCAGTCTCATAATTATTGTAGGTAGTATATTTAAGCCCGAGATATTGTGCGAATTCTTTTTTATTCATTCCAGTTTTTTCTCTGATTTCTTTGAGTTTTTCACCTATCAAATATATCACCTCCTATGTATAAATAATATTACATATTTTACATAATGTCAACCCGGCGATACACGGAATGTAAAATAATTTTCAAAATGAGTATTGACAAATTTACGTTTTGGGAATATACTACAGTTACAAATTCACAATATGAGTAATGGAGGTGACAAATATGAATTTGCTTTTTCCAAATATAGAAGCAGAAAGGGCAAGAATTGGACTTTCAAAAGAAAAATTTGCAAAGGAGTTAGGCGTAGCCACGAAAACGTACTATAACTGGTTAAATGGTGTAAATCCAATTCCGAGCAATATACTTATGAAAATGTCAGATTTATGCGGCGTTAAAATTGACTATCTACTGGGGAGAGTTATGGATGAAGAAAAAGATGCTACATAGAGAAAACAAAAAACTGATAGGAGTGTCGTTCCTACCAGCTTTTCCCTAAATTTATTTACCCTATGCATTTTGCAGATTTAACAATTAAGCTCCTGCTCATTGCTAAAGCCTCAAGCAGTTGCGTACAAGTTAAATCATATCCGACGACACCAAACATTTCTATGGAATGCTCCACCACTTACGCAGTTTTAGTTCTGCAATATTATGTTAGAAGAATGTTTGTATCAATGAGAAATGAGGAGGTGAGAAGATGAAAAAGGTAGACGAAACAATCGAAGATATCTGTGATTGGATACAAAAAGAGTTAGATAATGATGTAAACAATGATATGGTAGCGAACATGGTTAGAGCCCTGGCAGAACTGGTGTCCGCCAGGTCCCTATGACATTACTCATTTTTGTCTGATTTACCGACCGTGTTAACGATGGTATCAAAAAAGACGGTTATACTCTTTGCAGTCTCCACTGAATCTTCATACTTATAGAATAAGTTGTTTTGGATGGCGAGTTCCGTGAGAGATTTTGCAAGCTGGTACTTTGTCGTATCATTTAAATTCATGGGCATTCTCCTTTCTAATGTACTCGGCGTGCCAGCGCCTGTAACTTAGATTATAGGAGATATGAAAGAAAATGTAAATGTTTGTATCAATGAGAAATGAGGAGGTGACGAGGGTGGTATTTGTATCTGAGAGGATTATAAATATTGCGGATCTTGAGGAAACCATTAGAAAGGCAAAACTAAATCTGGAAATTCTCATGGACGAAATGCCTAAAGCCGCACAAAGCCAACAATTGTCGTACAGGGCGGCTTTAGTAAAAGACCTTTTAGAGTCGGCTCAAAATTTTGAGTTTTGCATAGAAAAAAGGAAGTGCGTTTTTAAAGATGATTTCTCGAATCAAACAATTCAGGGAAGTCTTTCAAAAGTTTGCAATCAGGATTAAAACAATCTAAGTATTTATATTCTTTGCGCTGATTGTCTTTATCCAATTTTGAGTTTTCGATGATAGGACAGGTTGCAAATGCAAAACGTACTTCATATTCATTTTCAGGATTTTGTGTAAATCTGTATTTGGCAGAAAGTACAATATCCTTGTTGTATTGAGGACATTTAACTGATTTTCCAAGAATCGTATAGTATTCGCTCATAAGGTTCTCCTTTTATTTTTACTCGACCTGGCGGGGCCTGTAACTAAAGAATAGGGAAACAGAAAGAAAATGTCAATCGAGAAAGGTGTTAAAGATATGTGGGTCATATTCTTGTTATCCGCTGCAACATTTGGGATAGCGGCATTATTAATCTTGTTTATAGGCCACAAAATATACATACGGATGCAAAGAGACAAAGAAGTATTCGATGTAGAGAAAAAGGCTTATGAAAAAATAAAAAAAGAGATTCAGGAGGAATCAGAATGAAAAAAGTGATTGTAGGAATTATTATCGCGGCGGCATTGATTGGTGGAGGATACACGGTCATGTCCATGACACACGTAGGACAGGGCGAAATAGGAGTTGTCTACTCCATGAAAGGCGGCGTAAAGGACAAGACACTGGGACCGGGTTTCCATTTTGTCGGCCCAACCGATAAGGTGAAAGATTATCCGGTATCACAGCAGCAGCTTGTACTCAGTAATAATCCGTCGGATTATGGCGAGAAGGAACATGCTGACTGGCATGTGGATGCCCCTGCCGATGGAGGGATGGTCAAGCTTAACATGACCATGAACTACAATTTCATTCCCGACAGGGTGACGGGGCTGTATGAAAAATTTAATGGCATGGACGGGGACGCCATTGTGGACAGTATGGTACAGAACTCCATCATCGCCTACATAAAAGAAGTCACGCCTCAATTTTCTGTTATGGATATATACAGCACAAAACGCTCAGAGGTGAGCAAGGCAATCACAGAATACCTGAATGAGAAGCTGGAACCAGAATACGGAATCAACGTTGCTTCAGCTCTTATCATTGATGTGCAGTTAGATGATGCACTGAAAGAAAAGGTCCAGGCAAAGGAACAGGCAAAGCAGGATGCTGAAAAAGCAGAGCTGGATAAGCAGACCGCGATAGCGCAGGCTGAGACAGATAAGGTGAGAGCAGAATCAGCCGCCGCAGTAGAAATTGAAAAAGCCCGTGGCGAAGCAGAAGCGAACAGACTTAAATCAGAAAGTATTACACCAGAATTGATACAGATGATGGAGATGGAGGCCCGTAAGGAACACGGCTGGGTTACTGTCCAGGGGGCAGATACTGTAGTCAAAGAGGAGTAGTATACGGGGCTTGTCCCCGTGATAGGTCCTCAAAGAACAGGTACAAGTATCACTGCATACTATAACCATTGAGGAGGTGGTTTCTTGGCATTAATAAAAACAATTAAATATGGTTCCGGAGAGATTCGGATACACGATGATTACTCAAAAGACAAAACAGCCGAAGAGACGCAGCATATTGTTGATGAGGTATCAAGGCTGGTAATGGATTTTTACAGAAGAGAAGCCGCCGGATAAGGCGGGAGAGGAGGGACAAGCCCATGCACTACACTACAATAAAAGACGCCGCGATCTGCACCGCCCTTGCCGCATTGACCGGGTGGTGGCAGCCACGGGACGCACCGCAGGCAGTTATGTGCTACATAGTTATATTTATCCTGCTGGTGGTCGCTTTTGAGACAGCCAGGGATTGCAGAAGAAGGAGGATGAAAAATAATGAATAGTCTAATCTTAGAATGTGTTGAAGCAATTGAGGAAGATATGGATGACGGATATCTGGTAGACGAAGACAGCCGCCTGAAATTTGCCCTTAGATATTTGGCGAACGATGAAGAAATCAGCGAGCTGTACGAGCTTATAAAAACTGGAAAAGCCCCTGGAGCCGGCAAGCAATCAGGGACTTGAAAATATCAATTCATCTTCATTATAGGATGAGAACGGAGGAAAGTCAATGGATGGGAAAGATATTTTACAAAAATATAGACCGGTTATCCAAGAGATGATGCGGGATGTTGCGGAAAACTCCATACCGTATATAACAGTAACAGCGTGCCCAGATTACTGCATAGCGCTTTCTGATGGCGCGGAATTAACTATCGTGAATGGCAACGAGAAGATTAAGGGGGCCAGGAAATAATGTATTACGAAGGTATCGGCCCTGAGCAGGGCACAATTGTAAATGATGAAGACGCCTATGCATATGCGCTTGAACGGTGTTTGTCCGGTACAGAAGAGGACAAGCAGGATTTTAAGGAGATGTTAGTGGAATGGTTTTATTCAGGAAACTGGGCAAGGAGGGAAGAAGAATATGCTGAAGTCATATGAAGAGATGAGGAAGATAGATGTCCGCCCTTACTGTGAAGAGAGGGAAGGAAAACTTTACCTGAACTGGGCTAAGTGCGTAGAACTCTTACATGAGAATGGTGCGGAGAAAGCATACTTTGTTCCGATACCTGACCCGAAAACGGGGAGCAGTCTACGAATGACAGACGTTGTGTTTACCGATAAAAGCAACAATACAAATAGGTGTTACGAAACTCTCATTGAGGTTGTTATAGATGATAATGTGTACCGGATGCAGTCACCAGTCATGAACGGATCTAACCCGGTAAAGGATAATTCAATGTCACAGCAGCGTGTCTGGAACAGTATGTGTCGCTCATTTGTAAAATGCGTAGCGATACATACGGGCCTGGGATTCAATCTGTGGCTGAAGGAGGAATTTAATAAGTTTGAGAACGCGATCCCCACAACGGACAGCGACAAAGCCACAGATGCACAGATAAAACAGATAAAACTTTTAGGAGACATCCATCCAAACTTGAAGCTGGATGCCTGGCTGGAACGCAATCATGTAACCTGGGAAACGCTGACCAGGGAGCAGGCAGGAAATATGATGAAAGCTATCAAGAATAAGTATGGGGATGAGTAAATGAACACGGGAGTACAAATCAGGGGATACCGGGAAGATACAAATGGTACTGACCTGATTATCCATATACCTGATAGGCGGCTGGGAGATATGCTTCAGCGCAAAAGAATAAAAGAAGCAGAATTGAGGCTTGACGATGGGCGACATATATCATCTGCCCAGCGAAAAAAGATATATGCTACAGTCCGTGATATTGCTGATTTTACGGGCTATCTCCCAGAAGAGGAAAAAGAATGGATGAAATACTTGCATATCATACGGACTGGAGGGGAATATTTTAGCCTTTCCACATGCTCTATGGATACAGCAAGAGAATTTATCAATACCATCCTGGAATATGTCATAGAACACGGTATACCACTATCAGAGCCTGGTGTTGATCGGACGGATGATATAGGTAAGTACCTGTATTACTGCCTGAAACACAAGAAATGTGCCGTATGTGGTAAGTCTGGAGAAATACATCATGTAGATGCAATCGGCATGGGCCGGAACCGCCGGAAGGTAGATGATAGCAGTTGTTGTAAGATATGTCTCTGCCGGATGCACCATACCATAGCCCATCAGCGCGGTATGAAAGCCTTTGAACAGATGTACCATGTATACGGCATTGTAATAAAAGCGGATTCGCGTTTACCAATGCAGGAAACGCTGAATGATATATCACAATTTGTAACTTTGTAAGCCATGATTTCCCCGGTTACGGCCGGGGAGAAGGGAGGGCAAATGAGCAAACAGACAGATGCCCGTGAGATTGCGCGGGGATATTTCAACCGGATCATATCCGGTCATAAAAACACGGTGAGTAGACCTGACCTGAACCTGCCGGGAAACGAATCTATTGACCGTCAGTTGAGGATTTTAGTGGAGGAGGCAAACCACAACGGAGACTGCATTATAAACGTCGGAAACGGCTATTACAGGCCCATACCGGGGGACCCGGTGGACGAATTGGAGTTTAAGGAATACACAAGTAAGGATGATTCCAGGGCAGGCAAGCTCTGGGACAAAATATACAGCATGAAGACAACGTTTAGTAACTGGAGGAAGGAGGGGCAGCATGGGGAAGAAAAGCAGAGAGAAAGGAAAACGGGGTGAACGTGAACTTGCAAAACTCCTCATAAGTTATGGCTATGATGCCAGGAGGGGGCAGCAGTATTGCGGAGCGAACGGTGATGCGGACGTGGTTGGTCTTCCTGGCCTACATATAGAGTGCAAGTGGGTGGAGAACTTAAACCTGTCAGATGCAATGGCACAGTCGGAGCGTGATGCAAAACAAGGCGAAATACCTGTGGTCATACACAAAAAGAATAGACATCCGTGGCTAACTACCATGAGTGCAGTAAATTTTGTGAATATGGTGGCGGAAACTACGCTTTTACGCTCCTTTCCAAACACCTTTGTCACTATACCCCTTTACGATTTTTTGGAGGTTTACGACGGATATATCAGTGAGGAGGGGGATACAGATGGAAGGATGGGTAAAACTACATAGGAAAACGCTTGATAATCCTATGGTCTGCAAAGATGCTGATCATCTGGCGGTATGGGTATACCTCCTCCTGAAAGCCTCGCATGGGACATGTCCAGCGATATTTAAGGGCGAGAAAATAATGCTGCAGCCTGGGCAGTTGATAACCGGCAGGCTTAAAATTGCTGCCGATTTATCTGTGAACGAAAGTAAGGTGAAAAGAATCTTAAACGCGTTCAAAACTGACCAACAGATTGACCAGCAAGCAAGTAACAAAAATAGCCTAATTACAATACTTAACTGGGAATCTTATCAGAAGATTGACCAGCACACTGACCAACAGATGACCAGCGAACGACCAACAACTGACCAGCAAGTGACCACAAACAAGAATGAAAAGAATATAGAGAATGAAAAGAAGGTAAATAATAAAACATCTAATGCGCCTGTGGCAGACGATTCCAAGTACCAGTACAAGGAAATCGTTGAGTATTTGAATATGCGTACCGGGAAATCGTTCCAGGTGGGGTCCAAGGACACGCGGAGACTGATACGAGCCAGGATTAATGATGGATTTACTTTTGATGATTTTCGTAGGGTTATTGACATCAAGTCTGCCGAATGGAAAGGGGCGGATATGGATAAGTATCTTAGGCCGGCTACGTTGTTTGGTACAAAATTTGAAGGGTATCTAAACCAGAAAGGGGGAAAGAAGATTGAAGAACCTGGAAGAAACACTGAACCGGATGAAACAGACATTGTGCGACGGGCAATTGAGCAGGGCGCCGGAGCAGAAGGATTTGAATGGTGATACCTGCCCAATCTGCCACGGGGAAGAATGGGTGTATGAGCATGACGAGCACGGAGTTGAATACGCCACCCCTTGTAAGTGCCGGGAGCAGAAGGTGATGGACAGACGGCTTCAGTTTGCAGAATTACCTGACAGCCTTAAAGAAATAAGGCTCAACACATTTAATCTGCGGAGATATACAAGGGATGAATCCAGGGAAATAGCTGCCGTGGCTTGCAAGGGAGTTAAATTCTACTTGGATAATCTGGACGCTATGATAGAGAAAGGCATGGGCCTGTACCTGTGGAGTGAAGAAAAGGGGTCCGGTAAAACGCGTATGGCTGCTAGTATTGCAAATGCACTTATGCATGAGCATGGCATACAGGTCAAGTTTGCCACATCCCTGAATATCCTGCAGGAAATCAAGAGTACCTGGGGACAGAGTGGAAATAAGCAACAGGAAGGCTATCTGCTGGATGCACTGCAGACAGTTAAGGTCCTTGTAATTGATGATTTCGGGACAGAGGAGACAAAGGACTGGATCAGGGAGAAATTCTATCAGATTCTGAACGAACGGTATCTGAATAAGCTTCCAACCATCCTGACGAGTAATTTCTCGCTCGACGGTCTGAACTATGACCGCAGGATCACAAACCGGCTGCAGGAAAACACATTTCAGATTCACTTCCCGGAAGAGAGCGTACGGGAGACAATAGCCAGAGAAAATGCAGATTACATGCTAAATAATGTAGTTGGATAGGGGATAAAGGTATGATTAATCAGAATACTGAGCAAATAAAGCTTATTGCGGAAAAATATGGGATAAACAATCAGCTAATAAAGCTGATGGAAGAATGTGGTGAACTGGTAACTGCGGCGGCAAAATATGACCCTCAGCATCGTTATACTATAGAACATATAGCGGAAGAGGCAGGAGATGTCCGCATTATGATAATGCAGATAGAATACCTCATGGGGATACAGACCACCGTGCAGGAGAGTATGAATAAAAAGATTAACAGGCAGATAAGCAGAATGAAAGAAAAAGGATTATTGAAGGAGGTATAACATGGTACACCTGATTGAAAATTATTATGCACTTACAAACAATATGGGATTTACCCTTGCCGTCGATAAAGGAAAGACGGACAAGGAAGGAAATAAAATCTACGACACCATAGGATACTGTGGGAGCTTCGAGGAGACAGTTTCTCTCCTCAGGCGTAAAGTTGTAGACCAACGTCTGCAAAATGGCTCATATGAGCTGTCAGAGGCTCTGGCAGTGATAGAAAATGTGAAAGAAGAGATAAAGGCGGCGATCACAAATGAGAGCAATCAGTGAGATGTATATGAGATCCGGAGGCACCGCAAGCCCGAGATACTGTGACGAGTGCCCTAACCTGACCAGCATCGGGAAGCATTACGACTGCAAACTATACCAGGAGGCCGGGGGTACTAAGCACTGGCAGCCGAGTTGGGTAGCATGTAAGTTCTTCGGGATGGGGCACTTGCCGGGGATGGTGGCGCCGGAAGAACCAGAACAGGAGATTGATGGGCAGTTAAGCCTATTTTGAGTAATAGGAGGCAATTAAATGTCAAAATGTGAGTTTTGTGGTAATGAGGCAACGCTGTTATGCGATATGCCAGCAAAAAAAATTGTGCACCATGCCAGAGGGCTTGGGTTTAGTACAACCGCATTAACTTGTGATAAAAAGATTTGTGTTGATTGTACGACGAGAATAAGGGGATTTGATTTTTGTCCGGTGTGTGCAGAAAATAAGGGAGGCCCGGAAAGGGATGGAGGAATAGGAATGGATAGATTAACGATTCCTGATGAAAAAATAGACGGGGGATGGAGAAGGACCGTAGTTGATGCAAGAGCGGTTAAAGAAAATGCCATGACATTATATTGGCAGCTCAAAAAGTACGAGGACACCGGTCTTGCCCCGGAGCGGATTAGAGCAATAGATTAGGCCTATGCAAACCAGGCTAAAGAGCTTATGGGGTATAAGAGAGATGAGGAGCAGGGCCTACTGTTGCGGCTGCCGTGTAAAATGGATGAGAATACTAAAGTATATGAGATATACCGATTCTGTGGGGAAGGGGCATGGGAGATAGAAGAACATTATATTAAGTTCTCGGATTTGAAAAAGATTGGAATGACTGTATTCCTCACCCACGAAGTTGCTGAAAAGGCGCTGGCAGAAATGGAGGATTAGTCTATGTGTAATGATTTTGAGTGTGTGCATGATCAGTGCGAGTATGTATAACGAAACACTATAAATGTGAATCGAAGAATTTGCCTATCACTTTTATAAGAAAAACTCCAAGTATTACTAAACCAATAACCGGCATAAATTCTGGACAAATAAACATAAACAACAAAAGTAATAGCCATAAAATACCTTCTATTAAAGCTTTCTTTGTGTATTTATCTATAAGAATCGCCTCCCTTTGGTCTATTATACTCTCATAAAGAGTGGAAATCTAGATTACTACGAAATTTATTCTTCAAAAAAAGGAGGGCCGGGTCAGCAGGCCCGGCAGTATGAAAAAGAAAAGTCTATATGAAAAAGGTTATCGCCCTTTGTTGAGTATTACTATACCGGGAAAATGTGATGAAACTGTGGTAAAAAGATAAAAGAATTGTGAAAGGAAAATAAAAATGAATGAAAATGAATTTAATAAAAGAGTAGAAAAGTTTGTGACAGCATTGAGAGACTTATATTTAGATGCAGATGAAAGAGAAGGCACTGAAATGCCAAAAATAGAACTGAAAGAGGAGAACCTTACAGATGACTTTACCGCAATGATTATAGCGGTAAATCTCTTATATACTTCGATAACCGGTGATGACGAAATGGACCTTATAGGATTTACGCATATGGTAAACCGTCTGATATTCCAATGGTATATGGAAAAACAGGAACGGGAGGTGGAAGACCATGAGCAGCCGGAATAAGGAGATGCAGGCCAGGACAGAAGGAATGGCATATGCATTAAAAATCGCCGGGCAGGGCGGCATAGAAGAATTGGAAAAAGAAATAAAATTCAGGAATCTGACAGGAATTTCCCTGAATTTGTCCAGGAAGGATTTAAATACGGCCAGTGAGAAAATTAAAGAAATGACAATGGATACCTTTACAATTCTCACAGTTGCCGTTCTTCATGATGAGTTTGGATTCGGTGAGAAACGCTGCCAGAGGTTTATTGACCGGATGAATAAGAAGGCTGAGTGCATGATTGATGATTTCTGCACCTGGGATGATTATATCCAAACAATAAAAGAAGAATTAAATCTTGAACTGCAAATACGATGGAACAAATGACGGTCTTAGAATATCTGGAATGGAGAAAGATAGATGGGAAGAAACGGATCAGGCTACCCGGACCCTACATACGATCAGGCATTACCCGCGATCAGGCGGGAGGAAAACATAAGGGCGCGGGAAAAGCGGTACGGCGTAAAACGTGGAGAAACAGTACATATAATCATAGACATTAAGGACGAGGGACGGAGGACCGTAAAGGTAAGCCGCCGGATGCAGGTTATCAATCTGTATGAGCACCACATTCTCCTCCGGCATAAAACAGGAGCCTGTGAGAGCTATCAGTATCAAGAGTTTATGCAGATGATGGACAGGAGGTAACGGATGAAAGAGATGTTGATTATACTTAAAATAGCATTTGCCCTGTACAAAGAAATAGACATGCAGGAAAAGCTTTTAAAACACAGAAACAAGATGCTTGATACATATAAAAAATATCAGAACTGTCCGTTTAAATATAATCAGACGGATAAATGGCGAGAAGATTTAAAAGCATCCCTGGTAAATGCGAGCAAAGAGATGCAAAACTGGAGGTGATGCAATGGACAAAAAGACACTGAGACAGTACAGAGCGCTATTAAAGGAGCAGATCCTGAATGACAAAGCCATAGACAAGCTATATGAACGTGCATCACAGGTCCCTACTGTTATGGGTAAGGTGGTAGGTTCCAGCCATGACTTTCCATATACTGAGGTAAGGACATCCGTTCAGATGGATGAGCCAAAGGAAGCATATGAGATTGAACGGCGGCTTAGAATCAGGAAGGAAAGACAGGAACAGATTAGGGCGGCAGTTTTGAAAATAGAGCAGTTTATTGCTGTAATTCCAGATAGTAACGCAAGACAAATCTTTGAAATGGCATATATAGAAGGGATAAAGCAACATGAAATAGCGGATGAGGTTGGTTATAGCAGGGGAAGGGTTTCGCAGATCATCGACCAGTATTTGAAAGATTAACACAATTAACCAAAATAAGTGTTATTATTACAATAGAGCCAGTGGGCGAAAGCAAACGGCTCACTCGGATGTGGACTATCCTCCTCTTGTTGTTCGGCTGCCGGGTGTCATAGCTCGGTGGCTGGTTAGCCGGTATCAGATGATACGTCCGGTATTTGGGTAGGGGCAATGTAAGGAACTTATGGTTGCCAGAGTAGTACGGGGTGGGTTGCGTGACTACTATAACGTTTGCGGTAAAATCGTTAAACCGTATGTCCCAGGTCTGGGATAGCAGCACCGTTACGGCGGTGCAATGTGTGGAGCATACCATCAATGGCAGATGGACAGGGTCGCGCCTTGGGTTCCGGTTCGATTCCGGATGTTCTGCTTCGCCGGAAGGCGATACTCCCCCAATACATTTTTGTGAAAAGTGCCCAACTTCGGTTGGGTGCTTTTTTCGTGACATTTAATAATTGATTAATGCGAACAAATGTTCTATAATGAGGATATCTTCAATGCATTAAAATGTTGTAATGTGCCACAAATTGGTGTAAAATAGTAAAAAATGTATTGGAGGATTCTACAATGGTAATTTATTTTGCCAAAATAAATTTAAATTCTAAACATATATATGACGTCTATGACAACAAATTAAAAATAAATCATATTTTAGAAGAGTTATTTAGTTGTTTAAAAGATGGTGAGGTTTATGTAAAGTCTGAATTTTCATCTAATGGCATGGAACTTATTCAAAAAGATACTACATATACAATGGGTATACAGGAAAAGAAGAATTATTGTATACGCGGGTATGTTTTTAAAAAGGCTACGCTACATGCCAAGAAATATAATGCTGAGACAAAAAGGTTAGAGATGAGAAATGTAGATAGCGATGAAGCAATCGAATTTTATTTTGATGTTTTAAACGAAACGGTTGGGTTTACGAGAGCCAATAGATTAGGGTATAAAATGTTTATCGAGGCGTTTCAAGGATTAATAGATAATGCAATAAATAAACACTGTAAAGAAAAATACAAATTTAATATAGAGTTGCTTACCGAAGGCATGAATATAGAAGAAATTGTTTATGAATTAGAACGTATTGGAAACATCCAAACACTGAATTTTAGAATACAGCCTCCTAATGCAGATTCTGAATTAATGGCGGAAATTAATCGCAATGCAGAGAATACGTTAGAAAAATTTAATGAAGCAAAGCTAGCATCCAAAAGTGTAATATTAACATCGTCAAGTACATTGGGATTAAATATTAAGTCTAGGGAAGTTCAAAATCAGTTGAAAGATGTAGCTGGTATTCATTCAAAATTGGATATGAAGACAGCAACTAAAAGAGGATATGTGGAAGTATCAGCAATAGATCAATTTGGAATAAATCATTCAACTAAGAGTTCAAAACCTATAACAAAAAGAATTACGGACATTATTGAATTTGTTGAAGCTTGCAAAGAAGTAATCAAAGCCGAAAGTGGAAAGGGCACTGATAATGTTTCAGGAGATTAAAAAATATAAAAAATGGAAAGTTTTGTATAATCTTAAAGAACCAGAAGTAAAAATAAGTATCATAATAACTCTTATTTTTTGCGCTGGGTTATACTTATGTGATTTTGAGAAAAATTTCTCGGTATTTGCACAGACAGTATGTGATATTTTGGGAATTGTATGCGGCGGCCTTCTGGGACTAATTGGATTTTCAGTTGCAGGTATTGCATTTATAACGAGTTTGTTCGATAATAAGCAAATGAAAATTATTGAAGCCACTGGACAAGAAGAAAAAATTGAAAATATTATGATGAGTTATGTGTTCTCGGCATTTATTTCTGGAATTGTATTTATATTCTTGGTATTTCAAATTATTTTTATTAAAGGTCCAACGCAGCAGATAGAGTCAGTTTTGTTTTGGGTGGTTTCAGTGGCAGATGTATATAGTATACTTTTCTGTGTGTTTTATATAATTTCTTTGTCATATAATACAATAGAACTTTATAAATTAAAAAATACATATCAGAAAGTAACTGAATTAGAAAAGTCTTTATATGAATCTGTAAATGAAGTGAGAATAGATTTTATCATCAAAGCATTAATGGAATTGTGTGATGAATCATTAGAATCAATCCATTCAAAGATGCAAATGTTTATAGAAAACTCTGAAATCAAAGATAAGAATGAAATACTTCAATATCTTAATTCGCATTATAATAAGTGATATTAGTAAACTCAAAATAGCGTCTGCTTTCAGGTAAGCTCTTTTTCATGCTTAAAAACAAACACAATTGAGATGCCATTTAAGGTATAATCTACAAGGGGCGATACTATGAAGTGGAAAATAAAATTAATGCTGCAACTACTTTCATGGATATTAATACTATGTCTGATAATTTGGATTCCGGAAACAAGTTTCATTGTATTTATCGGGATGGTTATCACTGCTATTTATAAAAGAATCAAGGATAAACCAATTTTAACATTTAAGATTAAGAAAAAGTGAGTATCAAAAACAGACGGCCTATTTAGCCGCCTGTTCTCGACAAAGTTCATCCAGTGTTACGCCCAGAGCATCGGCCAAACGTATCAGCGTTGAAACACGCCCATCTCCACGGCGTTCCAGATCTTCGATGGTTCGGAGGGGAACGCCGCTTAATTCGGAGAGCGCACGGCCGGACAGTCCTTTTTCAGTCCTTATTTGTTTGAGATTCAATCCTTGTCACCTCTTTTCTTTACAAAAGATATGATTGACAGAATGAAAAGAATTACTACGAGAACCAGGATGATACAATCAAGCAGGGACAGATTACTGAAGTCAATAAGTTTCAGGGTGATGAAGACAATCAATAATGTGGTTGTGGTTTGGTATAAATCTTTCATTTTAGTTTACAATATGGTATAATGACATTACCCACAAGGGGGAGGGGCTTTCGCCCCTCAGCGCTTACTTATCATCCAGTATATCCGAGAGCCGGTCAGCTATTTGGATTATCAACCAGATGATGGTGAGCGCTTTTATTATGTCATCCATATTGCATTCCTCCTTTCCTTTACTATAGATATAGCATACCACGTAAATACGTGGATGTCAAGGAGAAATGGAGAATTATTCTAATTAATTTAATGTCCATGAATATAATAGCGCATTGTTTTGAAAGAGTGTACAGCTTAGAGTTGGACGCCCTTTTTTATTATAAATTTATCAGATGGGAAGGTGAGGTGATGGCAGGGTATGAAAACATAAAGGATCATGGATTTGATAAGCGAACCGCGGAAGAGCGGCGGGAGCTTGCGATAAAGGCCGGTAGAGCATCGGGTGAGGCCAGGCGCCGGAAGGCGGACTTCCGTAGAGACATAAATCTGCTTTTGACAACGCTACTTCCGGATGGTGATATATCTGATCAAATGAGAGCTATGGGCCTTGAACCTACGGTAGGAATGGCAATGCATATGAAAATGGCCGTAGAGGTTTTAAAAAATGGTGATGTAAAAGCATATGAGGCCCTGGCAAAATACGCTGGACAGAGCAGCCATACGGAGGCCGACGAAAAGGAACAGGCGGCGAAGACAGAGCAAATGAAAGCCCAGGTTGATAAGCTGAATCGAGACGGACAAGATGAAGATGGAGAGGACGGGGTGGAAATAGTCAATGATGCGCCAAAAGAAGAAAATTAAGATATCAGAAATAGTCATCCCGAAGTATCTCCCTTTGTTTAATGACCGGACGCATAGGCATATCATCCTTACTTCCGGGCGTGCAGGAACAAAGTCCAGCTATGTGAGTATCGCAACAGATTTCCGGATTATGGATGAGCATAACGCATCCTGCGTTGTCCTGCGCAAGCACCATAATAAGCTGCGCAAGACGGTATATAAGGAGATGATACGCGGTATTAACCGTTTGGGAGTCAGTAAAAAACGGTTCAAAATCGGGAAATCTCCGATGGAGATAACCTACAAAAAGAATGGAAACACCATTTACTTTTCCGGATCTGACGGTGTGGATGATACAAAAGGTATCATAGATGAGGATAAGCCCATTAAGCTTGTGGTACTGGACGAGCTGACGGAGTTCTTCGATGACGGCGAGGGAGAGGAAGAACTGGCAAACATCGAGGCTACCTTCGTCCGTGGAAATCAGGGCGGGTTCCAGATGATTTATCTTTATAATCCACCCAAAAACCCGAATGCCCCCATAAACGAATGGTGTCGTAAGATGGAGGGGAGGCCGGACTGCATCCATATACACACAGATTATAGAGATGTGCCACCAGATTGGCTGGGGCCTGATCTCATTGAGTCAGCGGAGGTCATGGAGCACACAGATCCCAAGATGTATCGTTGGGTATGGCTTGGAGAGAGCATAGGTATAGACGACCTGGTCTATTACATGGTAAATGTTGAACTTCATTACTACGATGGACTCCCAGAAGATGAGAAAAAGACAATTGGTGAGATAGGAGTAGGAGTTGACTACGGCCAAAAGAACCCTACGGTATTCGAGGCATTCGGTGTCAGTTACAGCAGGCAGACGTTATGCGGATTGGACGAATGGAGTCATTGCGGGCGGGAAGAGGGCCAGAAATCCCCTTCCGAATACGCAAAAGAATTGAAAGATTTTTGTGATAGGCTGGAAAAAGAGTATGACCGGGTAGTGAGCTGGGTATTTATTGACCCTTCTGCAGCCGGCCTCATTGAGGAGGTGCGACGGATTATGCCACATATAGATGTTATCCCGGCATTCAACGATGTAAAGCTTGGGATAAGCAGAGTACAGAAATTCTTTTCTTTCCGCCGGATTTTGATTAACCAGCAAAAACAAACGTTGCTGATTAAAGAATTGGGGTTATATCAGTATGATTCCAAAAGCGTTGAAAAGGGCAAGGAAGAGGTTGTAAAGCTCAATGACCATGCCGCCGATGCCACAAGGTATCTTGTATGTGGTATGTGGGGGTTAATATCCATGTTCTTGCCGTTTACAGAACGAGAGTGAGGTGATAGCAGTGATACAGTATGAGAGCATTAAAAAGGCGCTGGGCGTCGATATAGCGGTATCGCCGGAAATGGCTGAATCCATATACCGGTGGCAGCGCATGTATCGTAATAAGCCACCCTGGATAAGCAAAGATGTCAAGGGGTTGAACCTGCCTGCAGCCATAAGCAGTGAGTTTGCGAGACTCGTCACAAATGAGGCCAGGATTGAGGTGAGTGGCAGTCCGAGGGCAGACCTGATAAATGAAATGCTCACGCCATTCAGGGGCAATCTTCGCAAATACGTGGAATTTGCAAGTGCCACTGGTGGTATTTGCTTTAAGCCATACCTTACCGGGGAGAAGGTGGCTGTAGATATCGTACGGGCCGGTAATTGTTATCCGACGGAGTTTGATTCATCCGGTACGATGACCGGAGCTATCTTCCCGGAATTTAAACGCAAGGGGAAGAAGTTATACACGCGTTTGGAATACCACAGTCTGCAGGGAGATAAATACATCGTCATCAATCGGGCATTTGTCAGCAGAAAAGCGATTGTCAAAACAGATGAGATTGTGCAGCTTGGTATGGAGATCAAGCTGGAGGATGTCGATGAATGGGAAGATATATCCCCATATGAAGAGTTCAGGAATGCGGACTGCGCATTGTTTTCTTATCTTAAAATCCCGCTTGCCAATAACGTAGATCCTGATTCCCCACTGGGGGTAGCGGTCTATTCCCGGGCGGAAAAACAGATACAGGATGCGGATGAGATGTATGGAGCAGCTCTTTGGGAGTACCGGTCAAAGGAGACTGCTATTCAGGCGTCAAACGAATACTTCAAAAAGAACCGGCAGGGAGAGGTGCTCCTCCCGAAAGGGCAGGAGCGTTTGTATTATCCTATGGGTAATGGCATTGCAGACCATACGACAGGAAAGCCTCTGTTCAATGTATACTCCCCGGAAATCAGGGATGAAAGCTTTTTTAACGGGTACAATAGGATAATCCAAAAGGTAGAATTTAACAGCGGTCTTGCTTATGGTACTTTGTCAGATCCACAGAATGTAGAAAAGACTGCTGAAGAGATAAAGAGCAGTAAGCAGCGATCATATTCTACGGTTAAGGACATCCAGAATAGCACTGAGGAGGCCATTCGGTATCTTGTAAAGGCAATTGAGGTCTGGGTTGATATGGGCGGGCTTGCCCCGCCTGGAAAAGTAGAGGTGTCCTGTGACTGGGATGACTCATTGATTGTCGATAAAAAGTATGAGCTGGAGCAACTCAGAGCTGATCTGGCTGCCGGAATCATAGGACCGGTAGAATTCCGTATGAAGCGATATGGAGAGACAGAGGACCAGGCGGTCAAAGCACTTGCAAAAATCCAATTCCCGGATGATGTACAGGAGTGATGTAGATGAGACCGGAGGAAATGGGGAGCCTGCCCCTGCAGGTGGAAAAGCTTTTCTATGGACTACAGGATAGGATCATGTCCGATGTAGTCAGACGGATTAAAAAGACAGGTGAAATAACATCCACGGCGGATTATCAGCTAAACCGCATCAAGATACTCGGAAATTCATCAGAGTTTATCGAGGATGAGTTAAAAAGACTGCTAAATGTCACGTACCCCGAGTTATTTGCCCTATATGATAAGGTGATAGACTGGGAATATGTCCGCAACAAAGACATATATGAGCAGGTAAATGGACAATTCACACCGCCAGAAGAAAACAATTGGCTGCAGGAATTGTCCTCTGCAATCGTCAGCCAGACAGAAGGCGATATCAAAAACATTACACGATCGCTGGGATTTTCCCTGGATTACGGGGATGGAAAAAAGGTTTTTACTCCGCTGTCAGAATATTACCAAAAGTATCTTGATCGGGCTTGTCTCGACATTGCGTCAGGCGCTTTTGACTATAACACAGCTTTACGCCGGGTGGTGCGTGAGATGACTTCATCAGGTATCCGTTCTGTTGATTACGCAAGTGGGTATAGTAACAGGGCACCTGTAGCGGCCAGAAGAGCCGTTATGACAGGCGTGCATAACCTCAGCAATAAAATCAACGAGCAACTTGCAAAAGAGTTGGAAACGGACGATTTCGAGGTCACAGCACATTATGGTGCCCAGCCAACACATGCAGTCTGGCAGGGCAGAGTGTACAGCCGCCGAGAACTGGAGTCTATTTGTGGTCTCGGCAGCGTGGCTGGCCTTTGCGGTGCAAACTGTAATCATTCGTACCTGCCTTTTATCAGGGGTATATCGACCAGGACCTATACAGATGAGATGCTGGAAGACATCCGCGAGGATGATGCCAGGATCAGGAGATACCGGGGTAAGGAATATGATGGGTATACCTGCCGACAGAGACAGCGTGAGATGGAGACAACTATGCGGGCGCAGCGGGAACGTATCAAGTACCTGAAAGAAGGTGGTGACCATGATGCGGTACTGGCGGCTCAAGCGAAGTATCTGCAGACTCTGCATGAGTACAAGGGGTTTTCAAAAATCATGGGGCTACAGCCACAGATGGAGCGTGTCTATATGGACGGGCTCGGGCGGATGGCAGGTGGGAGAATACCCGCGAAAGCAGTTGTAAAATCAGGTAGAAGTGGTATAATAAAGTCAGGAGCAGTAAGCGGTGCGAGAAATCCTTACGGAGATGCAGCGAATAAACATGCGGAGAAGTATTATGGCCTTGTAAGGAAAATGAAAACAGATGTGGCAAGGATAGCCAAAACAACAGGCATTCCTGAACAGGATATCCAGTCAATTAAGGATTATCTTTTTATCCAGAAACATGATTTAGGAGGAAGTGAGAAAAAGCGTTTTGATCCCGATTATATGATAGGTGAATCATGGAAACGTCTGATAGACGGTAAGCCGGAATCACACGACTTGACGTTGATTAAGCATGAGATCATGGAAAAGGATTTAATGTCTAAAGGGATGTCCCAGGATGAGGCTCACATTGCGGCGACTGCTAAGTATAACTATGATAAGGAGGCTACGTTATTTTATGGTAAAATTAAAAAATTTAAAAAAGAATAATACCACTATCGAAAGTGATATCATACCTGAGGATAGCGCTAACAGCGGGCATATCGTAGTTGACCTGGATCAGGGGACCACAATTGATTATTCACTTCCGGAAGGGTATGAATGGTGCATGAATCATGTAAACCACGCTAAAAATAAATTGATAGAACTCGCGAAAGAAGAACATTTGTCAGAACAATATTTAGTAATGTGGTACTAATACCATCAGTCAAAATGACTGGTGGTATTTTTATGCCAAATTTTAGGGGGTGTTTGATTGATTACAGTAACTATGGGCCGTACGGGGGTAGATATCAGCGGCCATGCAGGATATGATAAACACGGTCGCGATATTGTGTGTGCTGCGGTATCCGTACTTGCACATAACCTGTTCATATCTCTGGAGGCTTTAACGCCGGATAAGGTATTCGTAGAAGAGCGGCATGGATACATGAATATAATCTGGAATGACCTGTCTGATAAAGGCAGGATACTGGTAGATTCCTTTTTTCTTGGTATCTGCGATATAGAGAGGGATTATCCAGGGGTGGAAATCAAATATGGTAAATAAGCACGCGGGGACGCCCGGGTGTTTTTTATTGTCCAATACCGGTTATGACGTTTAAAAGGTCTCGGAAACTGACCGGCAAGTCATATAAACTGTACAGCCTCCGGAAGACACCGGATATAAAAACGAAGGCGGAAAGGATGAATATGGATTTAAAAGAATTACTTGGGGATGAGCTTTATGCTCAGGTGGATGCGAAACTTGCAGAAGTAAATGGTGCGGATGACAGGAAAGAGAATCCTGTTAAATTTGTGGATTTGTCGGACGGAGCATATGTCAGTAAAGAGAAATATACCGGACTGAAAACAGAAGCAGACGGATATAAGAAACAGCTCACCGAGGCAAGCGCCACCATTGAATCTTATAAGGGAATGGATATTGAGGGCATTAAAAAATCTGCGGATGAATGGAAACAGAAATATGAGACCGATACGGCGGCACTGAATCAGCAGATTGAGACCCAGAAGAGGACATTTGCGGCCGAGAAATTCCTCGATGGTCAGAAGATTAAGTCTCCCCTTGCAAAGAAAAGCATTCTCTCAGATTTCATGGCCCAGAATCTTGAGTTTAAGGATGGTACTTTCGTGGGCGCCGATGACTATATGAAAAAAATGAGAGAACAGTATCCGAATGACTTCGAAATCGAACAGAAGGAAGAGCCGCCTAAGAAAAACACCTGGGTAAGAGGAACTGCAGGTTCATTCAAACCTACAGCAGTATCTTCAGAAGAAGCATACAGAGAACAGAAGTATAGTAAAAACAAATATTACAGGAAGTAAAGGAGATATGATATATGGAATATGGTGGATATAACGTTAATGAGAAATACAGTCCAATTGTAGCCCCTAATTTTTATTTTGATGCGGTTTTTCAGCCAGGATTGACTTATAGTGACCAGTATCAGGGGGATGCGGAAGGTGCAGGTGCAGTAAAGATTTTCAAATTAGCGGCTAAGGCTGCGAAAGCGCCCAAAAGTCCGGCTTCTGATTTCGAGCACGGGAATGCAGATAATGACCTGATTCCACTGCTTTTAAATAACTTGCAGCAGGAATCTACAAAAATTTACAATGTTCAGGCAGATGCGGTTCCGTATGATATGGCGGATGCACATCTTTCCCAGTCTGTGCAGGTATGCCGTGAGGGATGGCAGATGTCCGGTCTTGCATGTCTGGTAAATGAGGGAACAGTAATGGAAGATACAGAGGCGATTACAAAAGCCAATATCGTCTCTAAGATTATTGCCGGAAGGAAATCTATTCGTAAACAGAAAGCGTCTGCGAATGTGGTACTTGCATCTGTGGAGACGTATAGTACAATGCTCGAGCAGGCAGGGGATAAGTTTACTCCAGTAATGAACGATGAGATTGTAAGGACTGGTCAGATGGGATATTGGCTGGGTATGCTGTGGGTAGAGTGTAATATGATGGATTTGGCAAATGATGCCAAATACTATGATTTTACCGGTACACTGAAGACAGTTGACCTTACCAAAGTTGATTATATTATGTATGACTGGAGAGGCCTGCATATTGTAGACCTCCTGTCTATGGCACGGCTGAAAGATTCCGAGAACTTTAATGGAACTTTAGCACAGGTGGAGATTTGCACAGGATACCGTCTTGGCGATGCTAATTATGCTGTGGTAAAAAAACACGGAGCTTGACAAGTCTGACGGTTACCTCCGTAGCAGGTAGCACGAGCGGCTCTACTAAAATCACGGTAGAGCCGGCGCTGTCAAGTGGTAACAGCTACAAATACAAAATAGCCGCAAATCCGACTATACCGAATGCAGGACAGGAATGTAAGACTGGGTACACTGCTTGGGATGGTACGGCGGAGATTACAGCAACAGCAGGCCAGAAAATTGTTGTTGTCGAGGTGGATGCGGATAACCGCTGCTTTGGAGCTGGAATGGCCGTAATAACCGCCGCAGAATAGAGGTGAGTATATGTCACGGGTAGATGTAGATTATCAGTATTATGCTGATGTTTTTAAGGGAGACGCCCTTACGGAGAGTGATTTAAAAAAACACGGCATGCGGGCGGAGGCCATTGTGAACCGGATGACATATGGTCGTATCCATGAATTTGAATTGCGACCGGATGACCTGGAGGCTGTCAAAGCTGCCATATGTGTGGTATCTGAAATTTTGGCCGAGGATCACCGGCAGAAAGAAGCAACCGGCGGGAGATTGGTAAAGAGTGTCAATACCGACGGAGAATCCGTGACATATGCGGACACTGCAGACAATCAGCCACCGGAAGAGGCACTATACAGTAAATGCTGTTTTGAAGCCCGTCTTTACTTGGAAGACACGACACTCTTATATCCGGGGGTGTACTATGATTATTAATGCAGAGGTGACCATATATAACCGCAAGGTGAATCCAGATACACGGAAAGTAGAGTATTTCGGGCATGTGTCACCGTGTCATTATTACTGTGAAAACAAGGTGATAACGGGCGATAAAGGAGATGGCGGCCTGAAGCACGCTGATGTATTTAAAATCCGGATTCCTGCCGAATATCTTGACGGGTATGTGGCGCCGGATGAGTATGCGAAGCTGCCATACAGCCCTGAGATGACGGCTTGGACTGTAGAAAAAGAAGATCTGTTTATCCTTGGGACGCATGATCTGAGGATAAAGGGGATTGGTGATCTGCAGAAGACGCACCGGCCATATGGCATGGTAGATAATTATGGAGATAACCGGAAAGGGTTTATCCCACACATAAGATTTGGAGGTTGTAAGTAATGGCAAACTTCCACTTGAAAATTGACCCATCCGACCAAATTCTCCTCAAAAGGAGCTTGGGTAAAAACGGAAGAGGGCAACTGTTTTTTGCTTCTGAGTTTGGCCGTAAATGCCGGCCATATGTGCCCGAGCTTTCGGGGCGGTTACGGGATAGCATGAGAGCAGAGCCTGGTAGCGTGTCCTGGGATACCCCATACGCAAGGCGGCAGTTTTATGAGCACAAAAGCAAGGGTATGTGGGCGGAAAAATGCTGGCAGGACCAGAAAAAAAGCATTATTTCATCCACCGCAAAATTCTGCGGAGGGAGGGCAACATGAGTATTATTGAGTCGATCAGGGATTTTATAGCAACCTGCCCATTTATTGAGGAACTGGATACCATGTTTCCTCCCGTAAATGTGGATAAACTGGAACCGGAACCGTCTTACAGCATCGAAAGCGTTCCTTCGGACCCTATTGTAAAGCGGTGTATTAACGGAGACAGCATCCGCAGGGTTACTTTTTATCTGTGCTCCAGAAATCTTTATGGGGCGGAGGAGAACCTGGATACCAGCCAGTTTTATGAGAGCTTTGCTGATTGGCTGGAGGATTGTACCAGGACAAAATGTCTTCCAGCATTAGGAGATGGGCAGACTGCCAGGGCAATAAAAGCAAATACGCACGGGTACATCAATGATAGTGAGGCAACATATGCCCAGTATCAGATCCAGTGCGAATTACAATATTATCAAAAAAGAAAGGTAGGATAAGCATGAGAAGATTGGATTTACAGAGGTTTGCGGACACTGAAGCAGTGCAGCGGTATCAGGAGGCATTGTATATCAATGTTGGTGCAGCAGGTGCGGCCGCAACATACGAACTGTTTGGCACCGGCGTGACCAAAGCGGATGAAAGCTTTGACACGAAAACTAAAGAAAGCCGCTACATCAATCAGAAATCTACATCCCAGAGTATTACAGGATACGGATATTCCATCGGTTATGAATATGAGAATATCCCGTCTGAGAAAGCTGTCAAGCTGATTGATTCTGTGGCAAAAAAGGAGAAAGTGGGATCAGAAGCAGAGACAGATCTGGTGATCGTATCCTTGTACATGCCGAAAGAGGCAAGTAAGGGATATCCGGCAAGAAAAAGGAGAGTGACCATCTCTCCGGATTCCAATTCTGACAATGACGGAACAATGGTAGGTTCTGGCAGCCTCCTGGGTAAAACAGACTGGGAGTATGGCACTTTTGATGTGGAGACAAAGGCATTTTCCGTTGATGCTGCAGTTGCTGCCAAGTTTGATGTGACGGCACCGTCGGGAAATTAAATGGTGCTCCGGTAACTACGGCAGCCGTAGCACCTGCTAAAACGGCCGTAAAAAGAATAGCTAGAAAAACTGTGGAGAGTGAGGCTGGGGCAGAATAGCCCTGGCCTTTTATGGAGGTAAAAAATGATTATAAATTTTGATGAACTTAACTTTGATGCGACAGACGCAGACACCCTTCAAAAATATCTTGATGCAATGCAGAATATTTCAGAAAAGGCAAACAGGCTTGATAAAAACGCTCCGCAGCCAAAACAGTATCTGTATCTTTGTGAGTCCGTTAAAGCATGTTTCGATGGTATATTTGGGGCTGGCGCTGGAGAAAAAATCTGTGGTGCCAACAACTCTCTAAGAGCCTGCACAAATGCGTTTAAGGAACTGGTAGAAGAATATAATCACCAGATGCGCGAACAAGAGAGAGCGAATGAAGCACTCATCGCGGCAATGGAAGTTGAGAAGGCTGTTGATACAGAGTGAGATTAACAGAACGGCTTCCAGTAACTGTGGAGATTGCGGGAGAAGCGTATGCAATCAAAACGGATTTTAGGGATATCCTCCGCTACGACGAGATTATCAGAGGACAGAGTAATGGCAATGCGGTTTTAGAAGCCATAGATATGCTTTTGGGGGAAGAGGTGCTACGCAAACCGAATATGAGAGCTGACGATATAGCAGATGCAATCGGGTGGTTTGTTAAGTGTGGAGATATAGGAAAAAAGAGTTCCCTTCCGCGTGCAGCACTGGGCCTTAATAATGCGGTTCCTATGGATTTTGGCGCTGATTCCGCTTTGATCTATACTGCCTTCCTCCAAACGTACGGGCTTGATCTGTACGATATTCCGTATCTGCACTGGTGGAAATTTAACTGGATGCTGGAGGATATTTCCCCTTCGTGTCGTCTGTCAAAGGTGATTGAATACCGGACGATAGACACGAAAAATAAAAACTTGTCCAAAGAACAGAAGAAAGCTTATGCGGCCTTACAGCGGTATTTCCGTGTCCAGGAAAAGAAATCTGAAGAAGATGAAGCTATAGTACAGGCGCTCCTGGAAGGGAGGGACCCCTTTGGATAATAACAAAAAGCGCATAAAGATTGTGTGCCCCTATTGTGGATATAAAATGCCCATAGCTTATGATCCGGCAAGGGTTGTCTGCCAGGGCGTATACATCCAGTGCAAGGGCAGAAAGTGCAAAAAAGAATTTGAAATAAGGATTTAAGTGTCAAGTAGAGCCATTATGAGCCGATGACGCTTGCGAAAGGCAGGTGGGATTATTGGCTGATGGCAAAATTACGATTGACACAAGTATAGATAATGCTGGGGCGCTAAAAGACCTTAAAAAACTGACAAGTAACGTCAGCCAACAGGGTAACGCAGCAGCAGGGGCAGCGTCCAGTGCTTTTAGTAAGATTGGTTCCGCCGCGAAGCATTCGGCAGAGATTGCGGTAACGGCTCTTGCCGGTGTTGGTACAGCAATAACAGTAGCCGGCGGTTTTGCCGTGAAAGTTGGCTCTGATTTCGAGGCTGCCATGTCAAAAGTAGCCGCTGTTTCTGGGGCGACCGGGACAGACCTTAGCAAACTGACCGAAAAAGCTAAGGAGATGGGTGCGAAAACAAAATTCTCTGCTTCGGAAGCCGCTGAAGCCATGAATTATATGGCAATGGCCGGTTGGAAAACAGAGGAAATGCTGAATGGTGTAGAAGGTATCATGAATCTGGCAGCGGCGTCAGGAGAGGATTTAGCATCTACATCTGATATCGTGACGGATGCATTGAGTTCGTTCGGACTGCAGGCCAGTGACAGCGGGCATTTTGCGGATATCCTTGCAGCGGCGTCCAGTAATGCGAATACCAATGTGGCCATGATGGGTGAGACGTTTAAGTATGCGGCATCCGTAGCTGGGGCAATGGGGTATACCGCAGAGGATACAGCTCTTGCAATCGGCTTGATGGCGAACAGAGGTATAAAGGCAGGACAAGCGGGAACTGCACTTAGAAGCATCATGACCAGGCTTGCAAAGCCTACGAAAGAAACCCAGGGTGCCATGAATAAGCTTGGTATATCCCTGACAGATTCTGAGGGAAATATGAAGTCCCTGGATACCATCATGCAGGATCTGCGTGAGGGATTTTCTGGGCTGAGTGAAGAGGAGAAAGCGGCTACAGCGTCAGCATTAGGAGGCCAGGAGGCAATGTCCGGTCTGCTGGCTATTGTAGGAGCATCTCCAGAAGAATATGAAAAGCTGCAAAGCGCCATTGAAAATTGTGACGGCACTGCTGAGAGAATGGCAGAAACCATGCTGGACAATCTGCAGGGAAGCCTAACCATCCTCAAATCATCTCTGGAAGGTCTGGGAATCGAAGTATACGAGAGTATGCAGGAGCCTTTAAAGAATGCTGCAGATAACGGGATTGCGGACGTTAACAGACTCACAGAGGCTTTTAAGCAGGGCGGATTTGACGCTGCTGTTGAAGAGGCAGGAGACATACTGGCAGGGCTTGCTACGAAGGTGGCACAATCGGCTCCAAAGATGATAGACGCCTCAGTTTCCGTAGTTAAATCCTTCGTAAAAGGTATTGGCAAAAACAAAATGCAGCTTAAAGTTGCAGCGAATGATATTGTAAAATCCCTGTGTGACGGACTGGTAAAGCTACTCCCGAAGGAAATGCAGAAACCTGCAAAGAAAGCCTTGGACTCTCTCGTCAGGACATTCAAGTCCGGGGCTAAAAACCTTTTGAGCGTTGCGCAGTCAGTTTTAAACGCTGTAGGTGCAGTGTTTAAAAGGCTGGGCGGGAATATGGATGATATTATCCCTACTGTTGTCAGCGTTGTGGCTGCATTTAAAACTTTCAAAGCTGTTAGCGGTCCGGTGTCATCCGTTGTAAGCGTCATCACCAGTTTGACAGGCGCTGCAAAAGGTGCAGGTCTTGCTACCACTGCCCTGAATGCTATTATGGCTGCAAACCCTGCTACCCTGATTGCCGGTGCCATTGCCCTACTTGTAGGCGGATTGGCTACATACGCACTCACAGCAGGACGCGCGGATGAGCAACAGGATGTTTTCAATAAGAAAATGGATGAACTTGGTGCTTCCATTGAAAAGACACAAAATGACTTGGATAGTCTGAAGGATTCCATGTCAAATACCAGTTCATCTATTGAGGCGTCTGGTGCCCCAATAGAAAAGTGGAGGGGGAAACTCGAAGAGGCTTTTGATGAAACGGGGCATGTAAAAGAAGGCTGTGAAGATATGGCAAACTATATCTTGGGGCAGCTAAATGATGCTATGGGTACCAATTATCATGTTACATCAGAAGGCTTTATTGCTGATAATGATGAAGTTCAGCAATCATTGAAAGATGTAAATAATACCATAGATGAGTATGTGCGTAATCTGAAGCTAAAATCTTTACAGGAAGCAACATCAAGCCAGTTTACAGAGGCACTTCAAAAACAGGGAGAGGCTCAGGGGGAATTAAACGAGGCTCAAAAAAGATATAATGATGCGCTAAAGGATTATTCAAAGGCCGTTGAGAACTATAATAAAAACGGTGATTTAGAAGGCTTTGAAAAGGCGCAGACAAATTTAGAAAATACTAGGGAAAAATTATCTCAGGCAAGTAAAGCAGCAGTTGACGCTGGAACGGAAATACAAGGTTTGGATGCCGTCATGGATAAGTTGGCGGAAGGAACGCCAGAAAGTGTACAAGAAGCTCTTAACATGTATTCGCAGATTCCTGTAGAAGCACGTAACGCGGCTGACGGAATAGCCGTAAGTCAAGAAGTTATTCAACAAGCACTTGGATCTACAGATTATACGACCATGACAGAAGGGTTTCATCTCGCTGTCATGCAAATAGAAGAATCTGGAGGTGAAATACCAAAGAGTCTCCGCGCATCCATCTTGCAGGCATTGCTGGCAATGGGAGAACTTGGTGGTGAAGGCAAAGAGCAGATGCAGCGCTCAATGGGTGAAATGCTTGAAGGTATGAGCGGAGAAATTCCGGCTTTCAAGGATGCATCTGTTATGACATCTGAAGAAATCCTAAATACATTCCGTGAATACTTAGTTGATAGCGGTGCGTTAGATGGTACAGGAAAAGATATGATGGATATTCTTTCCGGGGAAATCGCAGATGGTGGACAGACAGCAAAGGAGACGGCGGGGGAAAAGGCTGAGGAAGTCGTGGATGAAACTGTCCAAAAAATAAACGAAGGTAAACCCGAAGTAAATGAAGCCGGTGCGGACCTGATGGAAGAAATACCAGAAGGTGCATCCGGGGTTGACACAACTACGGTACCGGCAGAAAAAACTGAAGAATCAATAGAGGCGATGACAGAATCGGCTGACGCTGGAAAAGAGCCTGTAAATGCAGCAATGGCGGAAGTGACCGAAGAAGTGAACAACGGAGCCAGCTCAGTCGATACAACAACGGAACCTTCAGAAACAGGTACAAATGCGGTACAAGCTCTTATAAATGCAATAAATGGCCTGAAAGATACCGTTCAGTCAACTTCTGCATCCATCGGATCGGCGGCAAATGCAGGAATTGCCTCAGCTAATATGCCTACAGTATTTGGCACAAACGCACAAGCGGCTACGGATATTGCAAATCTTACTCTCATGAATGGGGCAGCACAGGCAGGAGCAAGCGGTGCCAATTTTGGTAATTCCACGAATGCGGCTCTTATGGCGTCAAATATGCCAGGTGTATTTGCTGGTCAGGCAAATGGTGCGGCGTCAAATTTTGCATTTGGTATGTTGTCCGGTGCAGGCCAGGGCGCTGCGGCGGCAAGCAGTGTGGGCAGTTCCGCGGGTATGGCCTTACAAAATTCAGGAATCAGCAGTATGTTCCAGACAACCGGAACAAATGCGACCAACATCTTGAATAGCACCATTAAAGGGAGCCAGGGTACAATATCCTCAGCAACTAAAAATCTTGGACGTTCTTCCGCATCTGCCCTAAAAGGAGTGAACCTGGGTAGTAATTTCCAGTCTCAGGCCCGCTCAGCTGTGAATATGTTTTGTGCCGGTATCAGAGGTATTACATCCTCCGCTATAAGTGCGGCAAGAGCATTAGGCACCGGAACTATTCGGGGATTGAGCGAGTGTAACCTTTCTACAGAGGGGAGGACACAAGGCTCAAAATTTGCAAGATCATTCAGTGAAGGGATTGATTCAGGTCGAAGTTCTGCGTCTACAGCAGCATCCGGTCTTGGCAGTGATGCAGAAAGCAGTCTGAGCGGTTATTCTGGCAGTGGTTATGACATAGGTGTCCAGTTTTCTGCAGGCTTCGCTTCTGGTATTCGGGCAGGCGGCGGCGGAGTGGCAGCAGCGGCAGCAGACGTTGCAAATCAAGCTGTAGCAGCCGCACAGCGAAACCTTAAAGTAGCATCACCTTCCAGGGTTATGCGTGCAATAGGACGTTGGTATGACAAGGGACTTGAAGTAGGTATCGACGAAAACAAGCGAGGTGTCGAAAAAGCTGTTGACCGGTTGTCTGATAAATTGACATTTGACCCAAATTCTTTACTTGCGAAAATGCGAGGAGATTTTGACAACAACCTGAGCCGGATTGCCGGGAATCATTTGGCGAATAGGTATATCGCCACGGTAACAGCGCCTGAACCGCAGGAACCGGCAAAGGTAGAGCAGACGGTGAATATATATCAGCCTGTGAAATCGCATGTAGAAATGGCAAGAGAACTGCGGAAAGTAGGAAGGGAGCTGGCATTTGGATGACAAGAAAGATAATATTTACATTCCGGAAAGGGGAAGAGGAGCTTGTCTTAGACGACTCCTCTTTTTCTGTAACGGCATATGAGGGGCTGGAATCAACGGATTACGACCTGTTGACGGAGGAAAATGTTGGCTATGCGGGAGAACGTAAAAGACGGATGAAAATACTAAAAAGGCCGATAGCCATAGAATTTGACTATCTCGGATATGAAGACATCCCGGAAGTAAGGCAAAAGCTGATTGGCTTTTTCTCCCCCTACAGCAGCGGAATCTTAACTGTTGATTTTATGGGAACAGAGAGAGCCATAGAGTACGAAGTCCAAAAGCTGAAATTCAGCAGCCAGAATGTGTTTGAACCTATTTCCTGCCTGCTTGAACTTGTCTGCGTAGATCCTGATTTCCAGACCCCATATCACTTAATGGAGGCAATCAGCACATGGGTGGATGGCTGGAAATGGAAATTCAAGCTCCCATTTCACATGAAACGACGCGGAGATCCCAGGGTGAATATTGTAAACGATGGACATGTAGAAACGCCCATAGAGGTAGAATTTCACGGCCCTGCAGAGAATCCCAGAGTGACAAACCTGACTACGGGAGAATATGTTCAGGTAAACCGGACCCTTACCAGTGATGACGTACTGTTTATCAACACTGCATTCCGGAATAAGATTGTGGAGATTGAGAGAAACGGTATCCGGGAGGATGCGTTTGATTATATCGACCTGGGTTCAACCTTCTTCTCCCTGCAGTTGGGGGACAACTTGCTGCAGTACAGTACCCAGAACGACTTGAATCCGCAAAGTGTCATAATCCGGTACAAAAAAAGGTATCTGGGAGTATAGGAGGAATACATGGAAAGCTATGGTTTTTTTAACGGAGATACCGAGTACGGACAGGACGAGTTCAACCGGTATTTCAAGAATATATATGAGGACGGCTTAAGTAGGGGGAGTAATGGCAGCCTTACTTTGTCAGCCTCACTAAGCGGCGAATCAGTGATTTTAACGCCCGGTTTTGCTATTATGCAGGGCTTTTTTTATTACAACGACAGCAACAAGACCATACCGATCACTCGTAATAGCACCTACAAAGTGATCTATCGTCTTGTGCTGCGTTTGGATTATGAGAGTAAAACAATACAGGCCGTGCTCAAAGCAGGTACTGCCGGCAGTACACCCACAGTACCTGCACTCACGAGAGATGCGTCGCGATATGAACTATCCCTGTATCGTATTGATGTCCCTGTGACCGGTCAGATATCCATAACTGATGAGAGATTCAATACTGCGTTATGTGGTGAAATCAGACCGAAAAATTTGGCTGGATACAAAGAAATGGTAGAAGAATTTGATAGGCAGTTCCAGGCGTGGTTTAAAAACGTGCAGGGAACCGGTTGGCGTAACATTTTTGCACAGGCTACGGAGCCTGGAGGGGCGGTGACAGGAGCCATATGGATAAGCGGATAAATATACGGTTTTTTGACCCCGATATCAATTTTATCGGAGAGATCACAGACTACACGGCCCTGATCCATGTCAGCAAATGGAAAAGTTATGGAGATTTTGAAATCCATTCCTCTGTTATGTATGACCGGTTATTTCAGGATGGGAATATCATCATGCTTGACAATGACGCCAGGAAAACAGGGATTATAAAGTACATCGGGGCGGATGACGAAGAGGGAGGATCTGTGGAACTCAAAGGGTTCTCTCTGCTCCATATGCTCACGCAGAGGATAACAGTCCCGCCAAAGGGGAAAGCGCATCATGAATTTAACAAGGCCGCGGCAGAAGATATCATGACTGCTTTGGTTAACACAAATGCAGTTTCCCCGGCGGACAGTAAAAGAAAAATCCCTAAGCTTGTGATAAAGCAAAGCGCCGGCAGGGGTGATCGGCTGACATACCAAACAAGGTATGACGTACTTACTGACTGCCTGGAGGAGTTATGTAGCGCCTCGGGACTTGGTGTCTGTGTATCGTTGGACCCACAGAATAAGCAATTTGTATTTGAGGTATTAGAAGGTGTGGACCGGACAGTGAATCAAACTGACCGCCCGCCTATGATCTTTAATGTCAACTACGATAATATTGAAAATCGTGAGTACATTCGGGATAGCAGCGAATACAAAAACTGTGCTTACACTGGAGGACAGGGAGACGGAGCAAAGCGAGTCATTAAAATCATTGGAAATGAGAAAACCGGTCTTGATCGGTACGAGTTGTTTGTGGATGCCCGGGACGTAGAAGATGAAGCGAACCTACCGGACCGAGGCAGGGTAAAGCTGGTAGAATGTGAGAAAATATCCTCTTATACCTGCGAGGCCGATGCAGCTCTGTATCAAAAAAAGTGGAACCTTGGTGATGTGGTCACAACGAAGGATGCAGAGTGGTCCCTTTTACTGCATGAGCGGATCACGGAAGTCATGGAAACACTTGATTCGGACGGGTATGTAGTTGAGCCAACCTTCGGCACCGCTACGAAATCCATCATAGAGAAAGTTAATGCCGTCAGCGGAGACACTGCGAAAAACGAGAGTATACCTGGTCCTGAAGGAAAGCAGGGGCCACAGGGGTATAGTATACAGTACCGCTGGGATGGTACAAAACTTGGTGTAAAGCGAGAAGATGAAGGAGCCTATAAATATACTGACCTGCAGGGACCTGCCGGTAAAGATGGGCAGGACGGCAAAGACGGCATGAGCGTCACATATACACATACACAGATATCAGCTCAAGCCGTGTGGCAGATTGCGCACAACCTTAATAAGTATCCCAGTGTTACCGTGGTAGACAGCGCTGGCTCCGTTGTCGTAGGTGATATCCGTTATATTGACCGTAACAACCTCACAGCAACATTTACCGCCGGTTTTGCAGGAAAAGCGTATCTCAATTAGGAGGAAAAATGGATTTATTAACTAATTTGAATTTGGGTAAGAATGAACTGCAGAATGCAAGGATACAGAATCTTGCTACTGCACCGGACAGCCCCGTAGAGGGGCAGATATATTGCAACACAACAGATCATGTGGTCTATGTGTATGTTAACGGTGCCTGGAAAAATATCATATACACCTACACCGGTGAGACATTTACTTTGGCTCTCAAATCAAAGCTGGATGGAATCACCGCAGGGGCAACCAAAGTAGAAAAATCAACAACAAACGGAAATATAAAAATCAACGGATCTGAGACGCAGGTTTATGCTCATCCGGGTAGTGGCACAAATCCACATGGTACTACTAAAACTGACCTGGGACTTGGGAACGTCGAAAATAAATCGGCGGCCACAATCCTTAACGAGCTGACAAAAGCTAAGATTGTGGAAAAGCTGGGGTTCACGCCTACAAAGATAACTGTGGGTCTGGATGCAGATAAAGGTACTGCATCAGGGAGTAAAGCACTGTATATTGCCACGGATACAAAAAAGATTTGGTTGGACAATGCCGCAAATACCTGGCTACAGGTTGGCGGGCAGGATACAATCACATGGGTAAATGTGACTGGAAAACCATCTACATTCCCACCGGCAGCACATAACCATGACAGTGTGTACCTTGGAATTAATGCTAAAGCCAAAAGTGCTGCCACTGCCGACAGTGTTCTGTGGTCGGGTGTAAGCGGGAAGCCGTCTACTTTTACACCTCCTGTTGCAAGCGCTACAGTGCTGGGTGGAATTAAAGTAGGGACAAACCTGAGTATCACAACAGATGGTGTACTCAGCGCAAATGATAACCCCACGAGCTATATCGTAAAACAGCAGAGATTTACAGCTACAGCAGGACAGACAGCCTTTACTTTGACCGGCGGAAAATATCGACCGGGAATCGGTGCGCTGGCTGTCTTTTTGAATGGGGCAAAAGTCAGCAATGAGATTGTGACAGAGACGTCGCAGACAGTATTTACACTTAAAACCGGAGTGGATGCGGGTGATACGGTCCTTGCGGAATACGTCGAGCTGATAAATGTGGAGCCATACCCGGTACATGCTTCGGAACACATGACAGGGGGAACCGATCCGATACCTGTAGCAACACAGTCAGCCGCAGGTTTGGAATCCGCCGCGGATAAAAAGAAGCTGGACGGTATTGCTGAAGGAGCAAACAAATATGTTCATCCCGGCAGTGGTACAAATCCACATGGTACCACAAAGTCAGATGTTGGGCTTGGAAATGTGCCGAATGTTGCCACGAACGATCAGACACCGACATACACAGAGGCAACCACTCTTGCAAAGCTGACTTCCGGTGAAAAGCTGTCTGTGGCGCTGGGTAAAATATCGAAGGCCGTCACAGACCTGATCGCGCATATTGCGAATAAGTCAAACCCACATGGCGTTACAAAAGCTCAAGTTGGACTGGGGAATGTAGATAATACATCAGATGCAAATAAACCTGTATCCACAGCACAGCAGGCCGCTTTAAATTCAAAGCTTAACACATCCTTAAAAGGAGCCGCAAACGGCCTTGCAGAGCTGGATAGCACAGGTAAGGTTCCGGCTGCGCAGTTGCCCTCTTTTGTGGATGACGTGCTGGAAGGGTATTACTACAGCAGCAAGTTTTACAAGGAGGATACGCATACCACAGAGATCACAGGTGAGACCGGAAAAATCTATGTGGATCTTCCGACAAATAAGACATACCGCTGGTCAGGAAGTGCATTTGTGGTTATCTCAGATACAATCGCTCTCGGTGAAACGGCCTCAACAGCATATCGAGGCGATCGCGGAAAGGTTGCATACGATCACAGCCAGAGTGCACACGCCCGGACAGATGCTACTAAAGTAGAAAAGTCAGGAACAAACGGAAACATAAAAATCAATGGATCTGAGTCAGTGGTATATACGCATCCATCTACACATGCAGCAAGTATGATTACTCCCGATGCTACGCACCGTTTTGTAACCGATACAGAAAAAGCAGCATGGAATGCACGCCCGAAAAAGTACAGCGCAGATGTGCCTGCCAGTGCTTCAGCCGCCATAACTCATAACCTCAATACGCAGGATGTCACCGTGACTGTGAGGGAAAAAGCAAGCCCTTACAATGTCGTTTTGTGCGACGTGCAGGTGACTGGTGTAAATGTAGTCACACTGCTGTTTGCCACGGCTCCGGCCTCTGGTAAATACAGGGTGACCGTGACCGGTTAGGAGTAGGAGGACCAGCATGAAGATATTCGGCAAGGAGTTTATATACAATGGGTACAAAGTTTACCACGCTGGTGATAAGCCAACAGCGGCGGACGTGGGAACATATACCAAGGCTCAGATAGATCAGAAGATAACAGATGGAAATGGAACCAAGATAACAGCGGCAACAACAGCGCCAAGTGCCCCCGCAAAGGGTGAGGTATGGATCAAAATTTGAAGGGAGATATATTATGGCAGCAATAAAAAAATCACAGTTTAAGATTAATAATGGGACAGATTGGGACACTTATCACTTTGAGACAGACAGTGCCCAGACAAAGCACAAAAAAAGTGACGGCACAGAAACCACGGTGGAAGAGGTGCTAAACTCCGCTTTAGGTGGAATGACACTACTTACGGGGCAAACCACAATAACGCCGGTTCCAAATGAACAAACATCAAAACATGTAACATTTAAGACGCCTTTTAAAAGCAAACCAGAAGTCTTCATAACTCCCAGA